ATGTCACCTGCACCATCAGATACCGTTGTATCTAATTCTAGTCTACTACCATTCCAGTAAGACCTTGATAAAGATATTGAGCCTCTCATTGTTCTTGGATAACAAACAATCCAATTACTATCATTTATAATAACTTCAAAATCTAAATTGCTACTTTTCTGTCTTAAGCACTCTTTGTAAGATTTGCTTTTTAAATTTAAAGATTTTTTTGCGTTTATAAAAGAAACCATTCTGCTATATGTAGTTTCTTCAGGAAAAATCGCATCCCTTAATAATCCAGGTACATTTACTTTCGCAGGCTTATTGACATTCCAACTAGGTGCTATAAATTTTTTATAGTCATCGAACTCTTTTAATATATCTTCAATTGTTATTTGATTTTCTTCTTTAAATGTATTAACAATTATTTTAATAAAATTGGTATCTTTAGAAGCTGGTTTGTTTAAAGCTTCAACATCTCTAATTATTTGTAGTTTGTTTGTCTCTAATAACAAGCTACTACTTAAGAAGTTTTTCCATTCTTTTAATATTGTTTTTGTTTTCATTGTTATTTCTTCTTTTTTGCTTTGGACTTTTTGACACATGCCCAAGGTTTAGAAGGCGTTGCAGAATTAACTCTTGCCATTGCCCATTGATGTGGTGTCATTCCTGGCCTACTACCACTTGTATAAAATGCAGCTAAACCTTTTCTATACTCTTGATAAACTGAACCAGGTGTAAGACCTCTACTTTCAGCTTTCTTTTTTAAAGTAGCTTTTGTCTTTGCTGAAAGACCTCCAGCTGATGATTTTCTTTGACCAGCTTTTCTTTTTCCTTTTTTAGCAGCTCTTTTTTTAGAAGAAGATTTTCTTTTAGCTTTAGTCTTACGCTTTCTTTTAGCTTCATCTAGTAAAATTTCTTTAATAAAGTTTTCAAGTAATATTAAATCTTCCATTTTTAACTCTTTTTCTTTTTTTTCTTCATCTTTTCTCTTGCTTTAGCTTCTTGATCATCTCTCATTTTTCTTCCTCTTGCTTGTTTTGCAGGGTCATCGCTTTTAGCAAGTTTAGTAGCTACGTCTAATGTCTTTTTTCTTTTACCAGTAGCTTTATATTGACTTGGGTATTTAGTAGATTTTTTTCTTTTCTTTGATTTTCTTTTCTTTGATTTTCTTTTCTTTGATTTTCTTTTCTTTTTAGCTTCATCAATCAAAGCTTCTTTGATAAACTCTTCTAATAGAAATAAACTTTTCATAATAACCTCTTTAATATAATTATTTACTTTTCTTAGATTTATTTAATCTTTTTGTTTTTCTTTTTGAAGCTTCTTTTCTTTCTTTTGCATAGTCATAAGCTTTTTTAAGTCTAGCTTTAACTTTCGGGTCTTTTGCATTCTTATAAGCTGCTCTAACTCTTTGATGTATTAAGTTTATAATTTGTGATTGTCTTGCATGAGATTTAGACTTAAAAGATTTTTTTGATAAAGTTTTTCTTATATCTGATGCTGTTCTAAATTTAACTCTTACTGTATCTTTAGGATTTTCATCTGTATATAAACGACGACTACTTCCTTTAGGCTTTTTTCCAGTTCCTACTTTAGGGTCTTTACTTTTGCGCTTTTTTTTTCTAGCTTCTTGAATTAATATTTCAAATATATAACTTTCTAAACTATTCATTGTTTTTGCTTTTTAACGCAGCATTGTGGAACTATTATTTCTCTATTTTCTGATTCTATTTTTACAAGAATCTCATCTTCATTATTATCTATAGATGTAGTTCCAAAGTTAATATACTTTAAAGTCCATTCGTCTTTTAACTCTATACCCTTTTTTTCTCCAGTAAACTCACCACATTTATCACAGTTAGTTATGACCTTTACTTTTTTTCCAATATCACTTTTTTTAAACTTTTCTTTAACACTCTCGTTTATAAAACTTCGCCATTCAGTTAAAATTTGCTTAGTATTCATTTATATTTTCTCACTTCGATAATTAATTTTGTATTGTTTTTATTAATTATTCTGTGCCAAGTTTCTTTTGGAATGTTGTATTTACATTTTTCTATCATTAAAGTAGGAAGCTCGTTATCTAATTGCAAATACCAACCTGATCCTTCTTTTAATGTAACTTCTCTATCTTCTTTATCTCTGTGCCATACAAGTTCTTCGCTATCAAGATCTTTTTTAAATTCTCTTTCTACTGAAATATATTTGTTGTTTTCTTCTAATATTTTTTCTTTAAAAGGTAAATTATTCATTACCACCATCCAGGAATATTTCTTCCAAACATTTTTGTTAATCTACAAGACCACCAACCTGGTTTAGACTTGTCTTTCTTTTCACTACACTTGTGTCTATCGCCAAAAGATTTTCTTCTATCTCTATCTTTTTTGCTTTTTCCCATTGCTTTGGACATTTCAGATCCAAATTCTACTCTTTTAACTTTGCCAGTTTTAGGATCTCTATAATATGCTTGTGCTCTGCCTTTTTTACCTTTGACTCTTGTCGCACCTTTTACTCCTAGTTTTACTTTTCTCCCTTTATATTTTGCTTCTAAAATTACGTCTTGATCCATCATCATAGGAAAGTCTAGTGGAACTAGTTCTCCTTTGTAATAATCCCATTCTCCCGTATCCATTTCAGTAATATACATTTTATCTATTTCGTGTTCTAGAGTTATTTTACCTTCTTTATATAACTTTCTTGCCTCTATAAAAAGTTCAAAATATTTTTCAGATCCTGGTCTATATACGTTCATACTTATAGGAATATTTTCTTCAATATGAAATCTAAGACCTTCTGATATTAATGTCTTTTCTTCTTTGACTATTTCTACAATATACTTCTTTAAAATTTTTTCCATTATTTTGATATCCTGATTAAAAATTGTCGTGTAATATTTTTATTTAATTATTAAAATAATAATAAAAGTTTACAATAAATGAGGATTTTTATGAATAGATTTGGTTATGCATGTATCAATATGGACCTTAGAGAAAAAGGTATTTTTAACTCAAGGACAATGCGGAAAAAAACATTTTTAACAAAAGGTCTATCATATGTTTCTGAGCTTGTACTTCAAAATGTAAAAGACTTATTGCCAATTTATGAGTGGAATAATCAAAATAATATAAAATTATTTAGAATGTCTTCAGAAATAACACCGTGGGCATCAGAATATAATTTAGAAGACTTACCTGACTATGAAGAAATTTGCTACTATTTAAAAAAAGCTGGTGATTATACAAAGTCTATAGGACAAAGAGTTTCTTTTCACCCAGGACAATTTAATTGCTTATCATCAGAAAAAGATCATGTTATTAGCAATTCAATTAAAGATCTTGAAAATCACGGCAGATTGTTTGATCTTATGGGACTTGATAGAAACCATTGGTCAAAAATAAATATACATCTAGGATCAACGTGTGGCGGTGATTTAAAACTAGCAGCTGATAATTTCAATAAAAACTTTTTAAAACTATCAGAGTCTGTTAGATCACGCTTGACAGTAGAAAACGATGATAAACCTGCAATGTTTTCAACAAAATTCTTATATGAAAACATATACAAAGTATCAGGAGTTCCAATTGTTTTTGATTCACACCATTTTGAAATAGGACCCCAAGACGTAGACTATTCTGAAAGTTTTGATATGGCATTTGATTCTTGGCCTAAAGATGTTATACCTACATGTCATCATTCAAATGGCAAAAAAGAATATGAAGACAATACAATTCGTTCAAAGGCAGCACATTCTAATTACTACTATAAACCGTTTAATAGCTGTGGTAAGTCTGTTGATGTTATGCTAGAATCAAAGATGAAAGAAAAAGCTCTTAAAAAATATTTAAAAGACTTTTTATAAAATTTACAATTAATTTATATAATATAAATATTAAAATTAATTTTTGAAGGAAATTTTATATGAATAACAAAAACAAAGTGTTAAGCTTTGATGATGTTTTGTTAGTACCTCAATATTCAGATATTAGAAGTAGATCAGAAATAGACACTTCAGTTAAGCTAACTAAAAAAAACTTTGAAATAAACTTAGATATTCCTATTATATCAAGCCCAATGTCAACTATTACTGAGGCTTATATGTGTAATGCTATTAACAGTCTAGGTGGAATGGGAATTATACATAGATATAATACAATACACTTTCAAAGAAAGTTAGTTTCATATGTTTATAACAACAACTTAAAATCTGCTGCAATTGGTGTTACAGGGGATTACAAAGAAAGACTTAATGAATTAGTATCTGAAGGACTTACTATAGTTTGTATTGATGTTGCTCATGGCGATCATATTCTTGTTAAAGAAGCAATAACTTATATTTCAAATAAATACTCAGACTTATTTATAATTGCAGGAAATGTTGCAACAGGTGAAGCTTACGAAAGATTATCAAGCTGGGGTGCAGATGCTATTAGAACAAGTGTGGGTAGTGGTAGTATATGTACTACAAGAATACAAACTGGTCATGGAGTACCTACTTTAAATGCTGTAATAGACTGTTATGAAGCTAAAAAGAACATTTTAAAAAATGGCGGAAAAGCTGCTTATATTATTGCAGATGGTGGTATAAAAAATAGTGGTGATATTGTAAAGTGTTTAGCAGCAGGAGCTGATCTTGTCATGTTAGGTTCTATGTTAAGTGGAACAAAAGAAACACCTGGAAAAGTTATCATTAGTAATGATGGCAAAAAAGTAAAAAAGTATTCAGGTATGGCTTCTAAAACAGCACAAAAAACATGGAGAGGATCTTATTCTTCAATAGAAGGTGTAAGTACTCATGTAACTTATAAAGGTACAATCAGTAAAGTAGTAAATGAAATAATGTCAAATGTCAGAAGTGGAATGTCTTATAGTGGTGCTAGAAACTTATGCGAGTTAAGAGAAGCACAATTTGTACTACAAACTCAAAATGCACATTCTGAAGGTCAACCACACATTTATAGAAAGTATTAAGCATGCCAGTTAAACTAGTATTAGGTCTTCAACATGGAGACGAAGGTAAAGGTAGAGTAGTAGATGACTTAGTTGAATCTTGGGCAGATGTTGTCATTAGATTTCAAGGAGGAGGTAACGCTGGTCATACTGTATACGACAGGGAAGGTAATAAATTTGTAACTCATATACTACCAGTTGGTATATTAAACAAATCAAAACTAAATATTGTTGCAAGAGGTTGTGTTTTAAATGTTAAGGACTTGTATGAAGAACTTAAAGAATTTGATATAAAACCTGAAAAACTTACAATATCAGGCTTCTGTCCTTTAATAGAACCTACACATATTTTAAAAGATAGACTATTATATCAAGGTAAACTAGGTACAACGGCAAGAGGAATAGGGCCTGCTTATTCTGATTTCTATGCAAGAGACTCGATTCTTTTTAAAGATTTTGTAGAAAATCCAGATAAAACGCTTGTTAAGATTCAAAGAAAATTTTTAAAGTTTATGAAAGAAACTACAGAAGACGTAAAAGGTCTTACAGCGTATTTGAATTCTAATCAAGAAATAGTTGATGAATATTTTGAATTCTTTAATGATTGGACAAAAAATTATCAGCAAATTGCTAACCATGTTTCTAAGTTTATAATGGATGATGAAAGTTTAATTCTAGATTTATATGACGAAGGTAAAAATATTTTACTTGAAGGTGCACAAGGTTGTGGGTTAAATGTTCATTCTAACAACTATCCTGATGTAACATCTTCAGCACCCACTATAGGCGGAGCATTAAATTCTACTGGACTTAGTCATAAACAAATTGATGAAGTAATTGGTGTTACTAAAGCTTATAAAACTAAAGTTGGTACAGGAGAGTTTCCTAGCAAATGTGATAAAGAAAACGGTGAAACTCTTGCTAGAATCGGTAACGAGTATGGAGCTACAACAGGAAGACCTAGAAAATGTGGTTGGCTAGATCTTGATGAGTTAAATCAATCTATCAGAATGAATGGCGTAGATCATCTTTGTTTAATTAAGACAGATGTCTTTACAAATATTGAAAGTCCTTTTGTATATTATAAAAAGAAGAATATTCCTATATCAAAAATAAACGACGTTTCACTTAAAGACGAATCTTTTGTAGAATTATTAAATACAATAAAAGATAAAACAGGCGTTAACGTCATATCATTTACATCTGGTCCAAAAAGAGGACAAATACATTGGGATAAAAAATTGTAGTATATGGATTTTGATTATGAAATTAATGAGCTTGTAAAGATTAGAGAAGTAAAAAAGCTAAATATAAAAGAAGGTTACGGAATTATATTAGGTTTTAAAGAAAATGGATATTGGGATAAAATAAAAACTTATAAAGTTTTATATTCTAATAAAATAATAAACATTACAAGCTTTACAATAGAAAAAATAAAAAATGTATAGTGTCGGTGAACTTGTAATAGTAAAAAAATATAAAGGCTTTAATACATCAGAAAGATCTTACGGGATTGTTTTATGTAAAATTGAAGGTCATTATTTGGACACTTATAATATACTTTGTAATAATAAAATAGTTTCTATAATTGATCATTTTATAGAGAAAATATAAAAGAGGAAGTAAATGATACCAAGATATAAAGTTCAAAAGATACATGAAATATGGTCTACAGATAATAAGTTAAAAACTTGGCTAAAAGTAGAAATGGCTCACTTAGAATCTTTGTTTGCAAATCTTACAAACAAAACAATAAGCGAAGAAGAACTAAATACTATTAAAGAAAATATAAAAATTGATAAAGACAGATGGAAAGAAATAGAAGAAGAAACTAGACATGATGTTCAAGCATTTGTTCAGATGTTAGAAGAATCTATACCTGATAACTCTGGAAGGTGGATTCACTATGGATTAACATCTTCAGATATCTTAGATACTTCTTTAACACTACTTTGCAAAGAATCATTAAAAGAAGTAATTTATTATTGTTCTATTGCTTTATATGATTTGAATAAGCTTATTAAATCAGAATTTGCATTTCAACATATATTAGCAAGAACTCATGGCAAAGCTGCTGAAATACAAACATATTACAATGTATTTCTTAGATGGAGCTCTGCTTTAAGAAGAGGCTATGATGAAATAACAAGAGTAGAAAAAAGCTTAAACGCAGGAAAACTTTCAGGTGCAAGTGGAAATTATACACATAATTCTAGACAAAATGAAGAAATAGCATTAAGATCATTAGGACTTAATTCTACTAGATGCTCACAAATAATACCTAGAGATATTTATTTAGACTACTTTTATGCTATGTTAAAGCTAGTATTAGCAGTTGAAAAAATAGCATACGATATAAGAATTTATAGTATTGATGGTATTAATGAAATGGCTGAACCTTTTAGAAAAGGACAAAAAGGTTCAAGCGCAATGCCTCATAAAAAGAATCCAATTCTAACAGAAAACATATGTGGTCTTGCAAGATTATATAAATCTTATATGCATACTGCAATTGAAAACTGTTTAACACTTCTTGAAAGAGATATTTCACATTCTTCTTCTGAAAGAATTATTTTTAAAGATGCAGCACATATTGCTTGTTTTATTACACAGAGACTTGCTATTATATTTAAAGACTTGCAATGTCTAACTACAAATGCAAAAAATAATTGTGACAAGTTTTATGAAGAAGTATCTTCGCAGGACTTAATGAACGAAGAAATATTAAATGGCTTGTCTAGAAAAGAGTCACATGACAAAGCTCAAGATGATATAATTAACTAGTAAGAACATATTTACATCATATATTAAAAAAAGGATATATGTGATGAAAAGTATAAATGAAAGAGATCTTACAAGAAACTTCTTAAATAGAATAATCAAAGAAGACAAAAATTATTATGAAGAGCATTCTCATGATGATCATACAGCTTTACAGACAGATGAACGTGGTGTTGTAAGCCCAGAAGAGCTATATACTCACTTTGATTCAAATAACGATAATGTTGTAACAGGCCAAGAATATGCAGATCATATTGATTATCATTGCGCTCATCCAGAAACTTTAGATAGATATAGAGAGTTATCAAAGGCTTCATGTGAAACTGTTCCTTGTAAGACTTCATATGATAGCTGTGGATCTTATTGTTTATCTGATCCTGAATCAATGAAATCAATGCTACAACCAATACTGACTGCAACAGGTGCAACATGCCACACTTCAGCAATGCAATCTGTTATTGACGTTTTAAAATGCATGAAAGAATGCGGATTACTATGAAGATTACAGAATCTCAATTAAGAAGTATCATAAGAGAAACAATTATAAATGAGTCTAGACTTGGAGATTTAGCTAAGTCTGGTGCAGCTTATGTTGGTAATAAACTTGTCAATTTTGCAGGCAAAGATGAAGTTTTATTAGCTTATGAAATTTTTAACATACTAATGAGTCAAGAAAAAGATGAAATAGAAATAACATCAGAACTTGATAAAATTTTAGTTAAACATTCTGATAAGACGCCAGAAGAATTAGACAAAGTAATACAACTTTTTTCTGATGTTATAAGTCATTTAGAACTTTATAAAAATCCTAAAAATGAAGGTTACTATGAGAAGAATAAAAATGTTCCGCCTTATTTAATGACACCAGAAAATCAAAAATAAATAATTGTGTAAATATTTGTATTTTTTATTATAATTAAGTGTGCTATACAAATATTAAGGAAAATTTTATGTTTAAAGTTGGGTATAAGGCAGCACACTTTATGACTTCCAATAGAGTTGGAAAAGTTATAGAAATTAATTATGTAAAGAATAATCAGTGGACAATTGGCGGTACTACTGACTCAAAAGTTTATATACTACTTGAGTATCCTAATGGAGAGAAAGTACAACATCTAGCAGGAAACTTACTAAGAATATACGATTAAGGAGAAATATGATTTATCTTTTAGCTTATGCTTTAAGTTTTAGTTGTATGGTTGATGCTATGACAAAATCATCAGAGACTGAAATTAAAAAAAGTAGAAAGAATTGGAGAATAATAAAAACGCAACCAGAAAATAAAAAAAGACTTAGTAAACTATTAAGTCATTCTTGGAAAAACGGAACTGTTGACTCTAGAATTTTAGCAATATCTTGGATAGAGTCTAGATTAAGACCTAATGTAAGATCAGGAGATAACGGAAAAGCTTGTGGTACATTTCAAATTCATGCAAGATATTCTTATCCAATGTTTAGAAGAAGAGGAGGTTTTAGAAACTGGAAAGAGAAAAAGTTTAAAAAACAAATTAAATACGAATGCAATAGACTTAGAAAAGTAAAATATTCAGTCAATACTATGCAAAAGTATTTAAAATTGTTTGATAAAAGAAAGCTACATACATGTCATCACAATTCAGGTATATATGGAAAATGTAATACATGGTATAAAAAAAGAGTTGATTTTTGGATTAATTACTTTAACTTTTCTAAATACTCTTGTTTGATTAATGGTAAACCTTTAGAAGTAAAAAGAAGTCTTGAACTTTACAAAATCAAACAAAAATTGTTTAGAAAAATTCGTAGATATTTTTAATGTGTAAAATTTAAAATAAAAATATTATAATATCTTCGAAAGGCAATAAAATATATGAATAAATATAAAAATTATTTTCATGAAATATCTAATTATTTAAATAACAATCTTAATATAGTAGTAGTTTTATCATATAACTCTGATGGTGACTTTTGGTTTCCTGCACTTAGAAGGATTTTAATAAATAAAAATAATCAGTGGCGAGAAAGATATTATGCATTATTACATGAATCAGGTCATGCTAGATTAGATATAGAATCAGAAAAAATGAGAAGCATGAAAATGGTTGATCAATTTAAAGAAAACATAAGATCTAAAAAAGATTTTGTTTCTCTTCTTAACGAAGAAATCCTTGCTTGGAATATTGGAAAGTCTTTAGCAATTCAATTAGGGCATGATATAAATAGTGAAAAATATAATAAAACAAAAACAAGTTGTATTATGTCATACGTTAAATCAGGTTTAAAAGATTTATATAAAAGCGAAGTTAATGTTGATATTATAAACCCTTAAGTGTATTATGATTGTATAATGAATACAATTATTATATAAGGAGGAAATTTTGGTATATAGCAAAAAGGCATTAAGAGAAGCTAAAGCTAGGATGGAGGAACAAAGTCCTGGCTCTTTAAAAGACATTAGGAAAACTGTTAAAAAGTCTAAAAGAAAAGTTATTAAAAAGGAAGGTTTTGAAAAAAGAAAAAAAGTTTACAAGTATAATTTTAAAGTAAATGAAATCGTTAAACATAAACGTTCAGATCAAATTGGCCTTGTAATAAGTAATACAACATATTTTGGAAAAAAAGTTCAAACTGATTATTATTTTGTATTTATGGGAAACGCAGTAATTCATGTGTGTGGAAGTACATTAAGAAAAATTATATAATGTGTAATTATATTAAATATTTAAATATAATATTAATGTAATAATTTAAAAATTAAGGAATTTACATGAAGTTAAATGTAAAAAGAGATGATATTAATTTTGGTTGCAACATTCTTGATCTTAAAGTTCCAGACAAGCTTAGAGAAAGATTTAAATGTGGAATTGAATATATAGATGATGCATTTGGAGGAAACGGATTTACACCTTCTACAATGACATTATTTACGGGAGAGCCTGGAGCTGGTAAAACTACATTAATGTTAGAATTAGCAAATGCCTTGACAAGACAAGGATATAGTTGTTTATTTAATACAGCTGAAGAAAGCTTATATCAAGTTAAAATGACTTGTGAAAGACTTGAACTTGGTAATGGCTTTGTTGCTGGACAAGAATCATATGTTCCAAGGCTTCTTAGTAATTGTACAAGATTAAGGAATATGTATCCTCATAAACAATTCTTTTTAATTGTTGATTCATTACAAACATTGAATGATGGAAAGTATGGTGAAGATCATGTTAATAGTCAAAGTGCAGTTAGATCATTACAGATGCTAACTGATTATGCAAAAGAACACTATGTTAATATAATTTGTATTGGACAAGTTAATAAATCAGGAAATATGGCAGGTAGTCAAAAACTAAAGCACATGGTAGATGCAATGCTTCATTTATCTATTGAAAGAAAAGATGAAGATTTTAAAGGTTACAGAGTTCTTGAAACAATTAAAAATAGATTTGGAGGAGCAGGTTGGACTTTCTTTATGGATTTAGGGCAAAGAGGGTTTAAAGAAGTTGCAAGAGTTGGAGCTACAAGATAAATGATTTATGCTATAATGATGTATATGCTTGGATCTATTTTTGGATTTTTCCAGCAAAACATACAGTATATTATTCCTTGGTGGAAAAACAGAGAGTTATTGGCTGCAGTTATGTTTTCTATTCCTATTGGATACTTTTATTTAGTTGCTTGGACTTATTTTACAAATGAATTTGGATCAGTATGGTCAACTAGATTTTTATTTTTTGGATTTTCTTATATAGCATTTCCTTTTCTTGCTTACGTATTTTTAAATGAATCACCTTTTACTCTTAAAACTTTTATATGTACTATGTTAAGCATTTTAATAATAGCAATTCAATATAAAATGTAGAAATCTAAATTGTGTATAATATTAATAATTTAATTTATAATCTCTATGTAATTAATTAAACAAGGAATTAATAATGAATATTAAATCTTTTAAAAAAATAGCACCAAATTTACCTTCACATATTGCAATTTTAATGAGAGCACAAACAGGAATTGGAAAGTCAAATATTGTTAGCCAGATTGCTGAAGATATCAATCTACCTTTAATTGATGTTCGAGGATCAACAATGTCTGAAGGTGATGTTGGTGGTTACCCTGATATTGAGGGTATGAAAGAAAAAGGTATTATGACTTTTTGCATGCCTTCTTGGTTTGTAAGAGCTTGTAATGAACCTGTTGTATTATTTCTTGATGAATTAAACAGATCATTGCCTACAGTCCAACAATCATTTTTTCAAATTGTTTTAGATAGACAATTAGGTAACGATGAAAATGGCAATCCTTATAATATACATCCAGAAACAAGAGTGTTTGCTGCAGTAAATCATGGTGCTGAATATGATGTTAATGAAATGGATCCAGCATTGCTAAGAAGATTTTGGACAATTGATCTTGAAGCTAATTTTGAAGATTGGGAATTATGGGCAAAAGATAATAATGTAAATGACATGATTATAAGTTTCTTAAAAACAAGAAAATCACACTTAGCACCTGACCCTTCTAAAATACAGCCTGGTAATGTTTTCCCTACGCCTGCTTCTTGGGCAAGATTAGATGAATCAATTAAGTTTATTAATATCGATTTGCTTGATAAAAGCAAAGAAAGTATATCAAATCTATTCTCATTATCTCAAGGATTTATTGGAAAAGAAACAGCTATTGAGTTTGTTGATTATATAAAGAAATTTGAAATATCAGTTTCAGTTGAAGATATTCTTGAAAGCTTTAATAATTGCAAGACAAAGTTAGAGAAAATGTCTAATGACAGTATTAACTCCTTAATAGAAAGATTAGGTGAACATTCAGGATTAAATGAATGGAATTTATCACAAGGAAAAAATGTTTCTAGACTAAGTGAAGTAATATCTGATGAAATGCTTGTTCATCTATGGTCATGTGTTTCAAAGGCAAGAAACATTAAATCAATTCAAAGTTTTCATCATCACATTGGAACAAAACTTGTAGATATTATTAACAACAATAAGGATCTTGCGAATGATTAATATTGTGTATAAAAAATCAATATAAATTATAATAAATCAGGAGGTATAAAATGAATAAGTCAACTTCAAGTGATATTGTCAAAACAAAAAAAGTATCACAAAAAAGAATAGATGATTTTAATTTAACTAAGTATTTATTAAATCTTTTGATGGAAGAGCCTTTTTATAGCAGAATAATAAGGAGTCTAAATAAAGTTGAATCAAATGAAATACCTACTGCAGGCGTTTTATGTCAAGATGGTGATCTAACTCTTTGGTGGAATAGAAAGTTTCTAGCAAGTTTAGAGCCTAAAAAAGTTAAAGGATTACTAAAACATGAGTGTCTTCATCTAGTATTTAATCATACAACAGAAAGAAGAAAAGATCCTCATATGATATGGAATTATTCAACTGATCTTGCAATTAATTCTATCATACCTTTTGATGAATTACCTGAAGGAGGATTGATACCTGGATATCCTTTACCTGATTTGTCACATGAAGACAGACAAGAAATGACTGATAAACAAATAAACAATTATCAGCATATATCAAATTTAATTAAAAGTTTACCAAGAAATAAAACTTCAGAATTTTATTTTGATAAGCTTTCAAATGATAAAAAGTTAATGGAGGCTTGTGAAGAAGAAGGTGGCACTATCGGTTTAGGTTTTGATGATCATGAAGGATGGGGAAATTTAGATGAAAGCGAAAAAGAGCTTATTAAGCAAAAGATAAATGAAATCTTAAAGGATTCAATAAACAAAGCAGCTGCTGATGGTTGGGGTTCAATATCACATCAAATGCAAAAAGAATTCTTTAAGATGATATCTAGAACAATAAAATGGGAAGATATTTTAAAAAGGTTTTGTGGTTATACTAGAAAAGATGAAAGAAGTTCATCAACAAAAAGACTTAACAGGAAATATCCAACTATTCATCCCGGTATTAAAAAAGTTTATAAACCTACTATAGCTGTTTATATTGATGAAAGCGGATCAATGCCTGATGAAGTATTAAATAAATTCTATGATGAATTAAATATTCTTAGCAAGAAAACTGATTTTTATGTTTATAAGTTTGATGCTGATGTAAACGATAAAGATGGATTCTTATGGAAGAAAAACAAAAGAGTTAAACTAAATAGATCATTATGTGGTGGCACTAGTTTCGCTGCTGTTACAAATCATGCTTTGAAAAATAGCAAAAAGTTCGATGGATATATTATTTTTACAGATGGAGCAGCTCCAAAGCCTAAAGTATCACATAGACTAAAAAGATGTTGGCTTGTTATTCCTGGTTGTAAGCTTCTATTTGCTCATGATAAAAACGATATTTTAATTAATATGAAAAATTAATACTTGTAAAAGGAAAATAAATGTTATATAATTTTAAACAAGAAACATTTAAAATACAATCTGATAATAACGAATTTAAACTTTATCATAAGATTGTCAATAAATGGTCCAGTGGTTGGACTTACATTGGAAAGTTTAAAACAAAAAAAGATGCAGAAAACGCTGCAAAGAGATATACAAATTAGAGGAATAAATAAATGTTGAAGAGATATAGATATAAGTTTACTTTAGAAAAACATGGACTAAAAGATTATGATCAGAGAAATGTTAGTTATGTTTTTGAGTCATCATCTCCTGAAGATGCAATTCGTAGAGTAGATAAAATTATTAAAACATCAAAAGAGTCTGGTAGGAAATTATCTTTTTACGCTAGAGAATTCCTAGAGGCCGTTGCCATATCAGCACAGTCTGATATGTACGAAGAAGAAAATGCAAGTAGATATAACTAAAATAAATTCTTTCTTAGAAGATATGAATAATACAACATCTTCTAATGATAAAATCGAAACACTAAAACTCTCTTCACCTGAAGTTAAAAAAGTACTTTACTATACTTATAACAAGTTCCTTCAGTTTTATATTAAACCAAAAAATTTAGAAAAAAATAATAACTTATGCAATAAGTATACAAAGTTTGATTCTATTTTTGATCTGCTTGAATCTTTAAATCAAAGATTAATTACAGGTCACAAAGCAATTGAAGAAATAAACGGATTTATATTTAAGCACCCAGAATATAAAGAATTACTATACCTCATACTAGATAGAAATCTTAAAATAAGAGCTTCTAATAAATTAATAAACAAAGCAATACCTTCGCTTTTGCCTGAATTTAATGTTGCTTTAGCAAACAAATATGATGATAAGACAAAGAAAAAGGTTGATTTAAAGAAAGATGTTTGGTATGTATCAAGAAAACTCGATGGTGTTCGTTGCCTGGTTGTGGTCGACGAAAAAGGAAAAGCAAAATCATACTCACGAGCAGGAAAACAATTTCATACTCTATCCTTGGTAGAAAAAGAAATAGAAAGCTTAGGGCTGAAGGATGTAGTCTTTGATGGTGAAATGTGCATAGTTGATAAAAACGGTAACGAAGACTTTCAAAGTATAATGAAAGAAATAAACCGAAAAGATCATACTATACAAAACGGTTTATTTCAGACATTTGACTACATTCCTTATAAAGATTTTTCAAAAGGTTACGGAGAATCATGCAAGTTTTTTCAAAGAATAGCTATACTACAAAAGATTCTTTCAGATAAAAACTGTAGTCATATAAGCTTTTTAGAACAAACACCTGTAACAAGCTTTGAAGAGCTTGATGCTTTATCTTCAACAGCTGCATTAAAAGGTTGGGAAGGTTTGATGCTAAGAAAAGATGATTTTTATAAAGGTAAAAGATCTAATGATATTTTAAAAGTTAAAACATTCTATGATAATGAATATACAGTAAAAAATATAAAACTTGGTCCTTTTAGATATGTTAAAGAAGGTAAAGAAGTAGAAGAAGAAATGCTAACTGCTGTTACTATAGAACATAAAGGTAATGAAGTTAGCGTAGGTAGCGGATTCTCTATTACGCAAAGACAAGAATTCTTTAAAGATCCAAGTGGTATTCTTAATAAAGAAATTACTGTTCAGTACTTTGAAGAGTCTCAAAATCAAAATGGAGAATACTCTTTAAGATTTCCTGTTATAAAGGCTATCCATGGAGAAAAAAGAACTTTATAAATGGAATTATGTTTTTACTGATATAAAGCCAAAAAATAAAGATTATGTCTATATGACAAATTTATCAACAAATATATTGGTTAAACGTAAAGATATTAATTACTACTTAAAAAAAGAATATCAAATAGGATACTGCAAACCTTATACATCATGCAGAACACAAAAAAACTTTTAAAATATTAAGCCAGCTTTTTAGCTGGTTTTTTATATATTTTTACCTTAATCATCTTGAAGTTGACGAAACAATAGGCTGCATATACGAGTAACAAATAAAGCTATTTTAATTTAAATAACATAATTATTATTATAAATTGTTTAAAGGAATATAATTTATTATGGCTTATTTAATCTCTGTTTTAATTTTATTGACTTCCATGATCAATATATCATATGGACAAAGTTATGAATGCGACAATAATTTTGGTGACTGTGGAACACCCGAACAAAGCGGAGGTGGAAAAGGTGGAGGTGGTTCTGTATTAATATCAAATACAGACTTAGGTGATACATATCAAAGTGCAGATGATTATGACAATGATGGAGTAGAAGATGCTTCAGATAATTGTATGAGAGTTTCTAACTATGATCAAGTTGATAGAGATGGTGATGGTAGAGGTGATGCTTGTGATAACTGTTTAACTGCATGGAATGAATTACAAGATGATACAGATGGAGATGGGATTGGAGACTTTTGTGATCCTGATATTGACAATGATCAAATTTTAAACGTTGATGACGAATGTCCTTATCAATATGGAAATTCAATTTGCTTTGAAGAATTAAACACACAACAACCTCGTAATCCTAATTTATATCCTAGTTCAAATAGTAATAGTGACAATACATATTTAAGAAAACCTAGAGATCCTTTAAGTAGTAAGCAAGGAGCATGCCAGACTATGAGTGGCAAAGCTAATGGATACTTTGCTTTTTTCTTGTTGATTCTTTTATTTATTTTATACAATTACAAAAATTAAATTATAATTAGTTTATTGAAACTTTAAGGAAACAATAGAAAGAAAATGAACTTAACAAAATCAAGTAGAAGTAAGGTAATTGAGTTTTTAAATAATTTTAGAGACTTACTTGATAATCATAAGGCAAAGATTACTTGTTACGGTGGTGATATAGAAATATATATTGATGGCATTGGTTATGTAGGGTATTTAGAAGATGATGAAGATCAGCTAAACTTAAGTGATGGTGAGAATATATTGTTTAAGAGCAAAAACTCTTCTAATATTTAATTCTACTTCTCTATAGTAATTATATTCTTGGGATTGACGAAGCAGTAGGTTGCCTATACAAGTAATTTATAGCTGTTATTTTTAATTTAATAAATTCTTTAATAATTATAGCTATCAAATAAAAGGTTATATTTTAAATGTCAAAGAACATTAATTTAACAAGAAATTACAACGGCTTATAAATAAAAATGTTTGAGAGAGGCGACAGAATTTATTTAAAGTATTCAGGTTCAAGTAAATTTTGTCAAATGTATATAGAAGAAGTAAATAATTTATATTCTATTGTTAAGATTATAAATCTTTCAGACAATACATTTATTTACAAAAAGTTTTCTAATAATATGCTATCAAAAGAAAACAATAAAGTAGAAGAAGATATTAAAAAAGGTGACTTAGTTTATTGTATTATAAATAAA